GCTTTAGTTGCGTGAACCGTGTTGTGAAGTTGCAACGCCAAAAGTTTCTGCGACTTAGCATCCATAGCGGCAGCCTTGACAGACTCTTTCATCACGTCAACAATGGCACCAACGCCCACAGCAATACCAGCGACACCCAATGCGCCCTTGATTGACTTACCAAAGCCCTGAAACTCTTTTTTAGCTTTGTTCAAACCAGCAGGGTTGAGTTTGAACCCAACAGGGATATTGATTCCGAATGCCATAGTTATGCCTTTATGTTCCATTCACGGCAATAACCGTCAATAATGTTCTTAATTTTACCTTGTGCGCCTGGCAGGGCTTCTTCAGCGGCAGGCCAAGCGTAACGTGACGGTTTGCGACCAAGATTTCGAATCATTGCTGCGCCTCGAGCATTACGACCCATAGGGTTACGTTTACCCGCCATATCGCTCATAACCACAACAGCCGAACCAACGTTCACGGACACCAACGACGTAACAAGACCGGCATTGCGCTTAGACGATGCACGATAAACAATACGAACATCATTAGGTTTCTTGCCTGTCGCTGGTTGCCAACCAAGCCGACCACGATTGTTCATACCCGACAATGGGGCAATAGTTGGAATAGCCGATTGCACTTTATTTTTGACAGGTTCGGCAACTTGCTTGATGTCACGAATCAAACGCTTTTTGAGTTCAGGCTCAATCTTCATAAGCTCACGCTGCAACTTTGCAATGTCCGTTGCCATAATCGTTTTGCTCATATAACAAGTTTAGTCGGGGCTATTTTGCGCCCGCAAAGCCATTGACATTGTGTAAAGCATTCGGTCAGATTCTTGCAATAACGCACTAGGCGCAATACCTGTGGCAACAGCGAGATTAGCAATAAACCAATGTTCGCTATTTTCGCCTAGTGCTACGAACCTTTTGGGCCTTCAACAAACTCCACAAATCCAACGCTGTTGATCCAGGTGTCAAAATCGGCTGAAGTAACCGCAGAGCGCACCTGTGCGCGCCAAGCCAAGAAACACAAGTGTTCGTAAGTTTCTAGCTTGTCCAAAGAGATTTCAAACTTACGCTCGAAAGCAATAATGTCTGGTGCTGCAACTTGAACGTTTGCTGAAGTGCCGTCGGCAAAATCAATGCGTAGGGTTGGGCGCATCAGGTTATGCCGTTGCTCTGGTTACAGCACCGCTGATAGGCCACGAAACAGACACAGTTGACAAGTCGCCAATCTGACCGTTCACACCATAAGCGTTGATAAGCACAACAGCCGTATAAGCAGGGTTAGTTGCTGACACAGCGGTTGAAGTTGGGGTAATAACAACAGTTCCAAGAGTTCCCAGAAGTGGGTAAATGGTTGCGTCAACAGCAGAAGCACCAAAGTCTTGGTTGAATTGCAGGTTCACGGTTCCGGTCTTTAGACCAGCAACACGAGTGCGCCAGCTTGAACCAAAAGCAGTGGTTTCAACATCGCCAACCTCAAACTGAATCTCGGTCTGAGTGAGCCAAGTCGACAAGTTTGTGCCGTTGAGAGTTGTTTTGAAATCTTGCGCTACGAAAACAGCCACAATAATCCTTTGTTAGAGAGCGAACACTTGAACCGAAAACTCGGCACTTAAATAGTTTATCTCAGAAATAACAACACTTCCGTAAGCGTCAAGGCTAACCATTGTTGAGTCAGCTGCAACGCCACCAAGAGTTCTGTCATTTTCAAGAGCGTTCAGAATCGAATAAACGCCATCGCTGGCGACATACTGATCCAAAGTGTTTTGCGCTGACCGTTCGGACTGACGACCAACAACAACGGTGATTTTGAAAAGATACTCGGTCAGACCGCGAGCAAACGATTTCTGATAGTTGATTTTGTCAAGATTTATCATTGCCAACGGCGGGTTCACTTGCTCAGGCAAAATAGGCACAACACGCAGACCAGGAATCGTTTTTAGGTTAGCGGCTAACCCATCACGCAACGCTTTGACAGTGACAGTCATTAGCCGTTGATTCGCATCTGACGGAATGGGTCGATTAGTTGCGCCACATCGCCGTCAATGGCACGGCCAACACGCATAATCCCGATGTCTGAAACACCGGCAACACCCAAAGGTGATTCCAAACGCTTGAACAAACGAGAAGCCTGAATGACAGTTGCTTGTTTGATAGGGTCTGGCACCGAAGCCCAACCCCAACGCCCTGTAACCCGAATAAGGCTGTTATCGCCGAAGTAAGGGAACAAGTAGTGACCTGTCGCTTTTATGCCCGTGTAGGGGCTGTAATAGCCGTTTGCGAGGTTGTTCTTAGGGCTTAGTTCATAATCAGGGTAATCGCCAGAGTTAGTCCAGTTGATGTCATACTGATTTTTCATATTGCTCGACGTATCCAACGAAGTGAATTCAACCAAATCGTCAATCCAAACATTGTATGGATCGTTAGTTGTGTAGTAACGCTGTTCTGAAGTGGTTGTTCCCTTCCAGAAGTAGCGGTTGCAATATTGGTCAATAAGACGTGACGCAGAGTTGATAGACATCTCTAGCATTGCGTCGTCAATAGTGTCCGTGATTCGCAAAGCCGTTTTGACATCGGCTAAAGTGCAATACGCATTAGTTAGGGCCACAAAAAACTCCTGAAGTTGATAACCCTATTTTACCGCACCAAGCAAACGCCCTAAAACAGGCTGCCAAGACTCTTTGAATACTTTTGCGCTGTCATACTCTGCGGCTTTAGCAATCGCCTTCTGCGACCTGCCTTTGCCCAACTGATAAGCCTCTTCCAAAGCGTTCACAATCTCAACAACAAACGGCACATTGAACCACGCTTTCTGTGGCGCATCCCACAACGGTTGCCCATTGACCAACCAACCATCTTCAGAAACAAGCTCGGCAGTAGCAGCAAAGTTTGACCCAATAACACGAGTGCCGCACGCTTGCGCTTCAATCGTTGCCAAACCAAACCCTTCACCCAAAGACGGTGCTAATAAAACATCCATTCCTGTATAAAGCGCAGCAATAGTTGCTTGGTCGATTCCGTAACGGTAAGCCACAGGGTCAACAAAGGTAACTTTTTCTTTCGGCAAACCACAAGCTTGCATCAGGTCAAACAGGTTCACGCCACCAAACGCACCAAACGGTTCCGTGTGAATGTAAAGCAAAACATCATCGTGTTTTTGCGCAAAAATCGAAAACGCAAGAATGTTCGCATCCCACGCTTTACGCATAGGATAAACGCCCTTATTGGCTGCGTTCATACCAACAACAAACTTATCTTTTGATTGCAAGTGTTTCTCGACAGCAACACCCTCAGGCAAAACAAACGTCGGTTTGAAAACCTTTTTAGTGTCAATACCGTGCGGAACATACTCCGCATCAAGACCGGCACGTTGCATCTCATCCAAACCAAACTTAGACATAGCAATCGGGGTCACATTAGGTCGTTTCAACCATTTGCCAACCTTCTCAGGAAGTGGCGAGTGATCAACAGGAGTCCAAGAGCCAATACGTTCAATGCGCTCATACCCAGCCGAATCAAAAACCCAAGCATCATAAAGAGTTATCAAACACGACGGCAAACCAGGATTCTTATTTGCCCAATGTGCAGCGTTCAAAGGAATGACATCATTTGAGTAAAGGTCTGTTCCACGCCCATAATGCGGAATAGGGCCAGCAGGGGAATCCCAAACGCCGTTAGTGCCTTCAAGGCCATAGTTTGACAGCGACGCAACCTTGTAACCTGCACGTTTAGCGTGAGTCAAAAACTGAGCCGTCTGTGTGCCGTAACCTGTGTTCGCTGTCGGGCTGTTCGAAGCCCACGCAATAACGCCGTTCATAAAATCCTCTCGTTTGTTTTAGCGTAGCAAAAAACCCCGACAGGAGTGGAAAAACCTGTCAGGGCTTTGCGCTCATCATCGAGCAGTCACTAGGAAAGCGACAAGAAAAGTATTGCACACATTTGGACAAAAGAAAACCCCCGAGCTTTCACTCGAGGGCTTTCAACACTTCGATCTAATCCCGACAACTCTCAGCTCCAACACCGAGAGAGGCGTTCCGCATTTGATTTTGAAAATCAAAATGCACTTAGGACACTCACCAGAAAAGACACTTTCCGATAAGAAAAGTATTGCACACATTTGGGTAAAAGAAAACCCCAGCCGAACCCTACGAACGACTGGGGAATCTTTTACAGACTTGCTATTAGCTAGCAGCACCCTTGAAATACTTGATGTGCGAGGTCTGTGGAAGGTTTCCATCCACGCGGAACGTGAAACGGAAGGTGGTTAGGTCAGAACCGAACGCATAGTCGTCTGAACGGTCAAGGCGAACGCCACCGACTGAACGAACATAGTATGCAGACAGATCGCCAGCGATGATGCTCTTGGCACCAATAGCAGGGTCAGCCATTGCTGGGTTCTCAAATACCTGGTAGCCACCAATCAAGTCACGCTTTTCAGCAGACAGGGCTGGGTCGAACAGGTAACGACCATAAGAGTCCTTGAGCTTACGAACAGCAGCAATCGACTTAGCGTTCATCTGAAGACCAAAAGTGTTCTTCTGACGTAGCGCACCGTCAAGGCTATAAATAAGGTCAAAGATGTTGTCGGCGGTGAATGCACCAGCGACACCAGTTCCACCAAGAACAGCAGAGCCAGCAACGTTTACAACACCAGTAGGCTGAACGGTTCCAGTTCCGGTGGTTAGACCAGTGTTGACCGCATAACCCAAAGCGTTACCAACTTCGGTAGCGATGAACGACATCAGGTCAACGCCTGAGTCAACCATCAACTCACGAGCAACCGAGATAAGACCCGAATACTTGTAAGCCGAAAGAGTGGTGAACGAGTTGAAAGTTGGCTCGTTAGTGTCGATAGCTGCGCCAGGTGCCTTGACGGTTGCTGCTGAGTAAGCACCAAGCGAAGGAATCTGAAGTGGCTCACCAGAAGCGGTGTTCAACACGGTTGAAGTCTGAAGCATTGGGCCAGTCAAACGAGCAAGTTCAATAACCTTGTTGTAGAACGAGGTTGGAACAGGTGCGCCAGTTGACGAAGGGGTAATGCTACGGAATTCGTGACCCGAACCGTTGACCATTGAACGAAGAATAGCCTCGTCGTTGTTCTTGGTTTCAGGAGTTGCTACGCGGAAAGACTGTGCAGCAGCAGCAGCACGCTCTTCACGCTCGGCGCGGCTACGAGCCTCGTCGATAAATTCGGCTTTCTTGTCAAGGTCAGCAGAGATAGCCTGGTATTTGGCTTCCTCTTCGCCAGAAAGCGAACGGCCTTCGGCTTCAGCAATGTCAATGATTGCTTTCGCCTCGTGCCAGAGCTTCTGACGTTCCTCAACCATACCGTTTAGAAATTCAGACATAATAATGCCCTTTCAAGGTTTGATTTGATTTGAATTGGAATCGCCGCGCTAACGCAAGCTAGTCGGTGCTAACACACAACTAACTTAAGTTTAGTAGAAAAGTTTTTGCGACTACTTAAGCAGGTCTAGACGCTTACGCAACAAACCTAGATCGCTAGGCTTTTTATCTACGGCCTCACCGGAACGAACCGAAGTCGAACCAGCGGTGGACTCATACGCAGGGAACGCCACGATAGAAGTTTCAAACAAACGAACCGAGTTCAACTCACGAGTGTTGCCGTCTTCCGACCAAGTGTCGCCACCCTGCGGAACAGAAAAACCAAACGACATAGCGTTGACATCGCCACGCTTGATAAGTTCGGCAGCGTCACGACCAGCCGACGTGTTAGGCAACTTAGCGGTTACACGCAAACCAACAGCGTCTTCAACAAGAGTCAAAGTGCCGGCACGAGTCGAACCCAAAACCTGCGAGCTGTCGTGGTTCCAAAGTAGTTTCACATCGTTACGTGACGCAAGTGAACGCTTGAACGCACCAGGCTTGATAATTTCGGTGAATGGCAACGGTTGGCTAGGGCTGTTGAATTTGGCAGCATAACCACTAAAAGTCATACCGTCACCCTCTTGACGCAACTCAATGGTTTCAAGTGCGGTGCGCTGCTCTAACATTTTGTTTCCTGACTGACGATTCTCTTGAACAAACTTAGGGTCAACAAAACGACCTTCAACCATAGGCACTTCAACAGCACCCTCAGCGTCAACAGGTTCGACCTGATCAGTTGGTTGTGCTGGAACGTGGACTTCGCCCACTTCTTCCAAATCCTGCTCATACAAGTTCGCTACCTCATCGCCAATAATGACTCGAAGTTGCCACGACCATTTCTGAAAACGGTCTTGAACATCGTTTAGGAAGTTCACAATGCCATTTTGGTTTAGGCAATCAGCAGTTTCAGCAGTTTCAACAAGGTCAGGGATAACTATTGAAAAAGACTTGAACAGTTCGGCTGACAAAGCAACAGGGTCAGAACCGACAGGTTTGATGTCAAGTTCCGTAGACGCAACAAAGTCAGGCAACAGGAATGGCGCATCAACGTTTAGTTTGCGAATGTTTTCAGCGGTTGGGTCAATGGTGTCGTCAACATCGGCGTAAATGTCACCAAACAGTTCGTGAAATTGAGCAAACATTGGGCCTTTGACGTTCCAATGGTAGCCGTGAGCCTGAAACTTTAGTGCAACAAGGTTGCCCAATAGTTCTGACAGTTCCTCAGCCAAATCATCAGTTGTTTCTTCGACAGCCTCAACAGCAATAGGTTCAGGCATAGTGTCATAGCCGTCACGAGTGGCAGTAGCAGCCATAGCAGGCATCTTGGCAGGGTCATACACGTTTGCGACACCTGCGGCCTCGTAGGCGGCACGAGCGTCAGGGTTGTTATCAACAGCAAACTGAATGTTGTAACCATCCTCAATAAGTGACGCAGCTGTGTCACCTTTGAAAGTGTTTGAGTCTTCGCCTGGGTTCATAATCAGTTGCTGGTATTGAACACCAAGACGGTTTAGTTCGGCAATGGTTGATTCACGGTCAGAAGTCGGTCTGCCAGTCACAATGTAAAGATCAACAGGTTGGTGGTCAAGCCAAGCGTAATAGTCTTGGTGAATCTTGCCTTCGACAATAAGAGTGTCGTCAATGTCTGTAATGCCAATGTTGGTTCCTGCATCACGCATTTCGCCGCCTGGTTTCATCTTTTCCTTCAAACTAATTGCAACCATTTGGTCAACCGCACTTTGCTTGTCTGTGTGCGTGCCGATAATGGTTCCATCTTCCTTAATTGTATTCCAGCCGGTATCAGACTTTTTGATGAAGTAAGGCATTACAGCCCTTCCTGAGTCGGCGCAATAATCGCAGCAGGTTCGGCTTCTTGCCCCACGTCATACGTCAAAGGGTTAGCAGGGTCAACGAGTGACGGATTTTGCAACAAAGTAGACGGAATGCCTGTGTGTGGAATCGGTGGAAGTGCCAAAGCCGACAAAACATCTTCGGGTTTGAAACCGATAGTAATAAGTTTTTGAGCCATAGCAATTTTTGACTCTTGCTCGGTAAGCGACGCAGAACCCAAGTTCACGTTTGCAAGTGGCACACGGTTCTGATCACCATCAGCAACAGGTTTCAAGTCTTCAATCTTGCGGACTTCGTTGATAGTCATCCAACCCGATTGCAAAGCCGTCGAGTAACCTGCAACACGAGTCGCAAAGTCGCCACGCAAAAGTTCTGACACATTGAAGTCAATGTAAGCCTTGTTAGGTAGCAGGGTTGAGAAAGCATCTTCAAGCTTTACAATCCACGGCCTTAGAGTGTGAGTCACAAACGCAATAGCGTTCTGCTCGTTTGAGTTGTAAGACTGTGCGCCCTTTTCAGCCAACCCAATCATATTGAGAGGCACACGATAGGCGCGAGCAATGTCTTCGACAGCCATACGACGAGAATCAAGCATTTGCGCTTCATCAGGGTTAGCCGCCGTCTTGACAAACTGTGCGCCACCCGACAAAACGCCGGTGCGGTGCGAACGCTTGTAACCCTTGTGAGCGTTGTCAAACGAACGACCCAAGTTGTCGGCTTGTTCCTTAGTCAACTGACCAGGATAAGTAATCACGCCAGAAGTCTGTGTTCCCTGCCCAAAGAAACGAGCTGCAAAGTTTTCCAACGCCATAGCCAAACCAAAGTTTTCTTTGAGTTTGTCAACAGGGCTAGCAGCACGAACCTGACCAGGCATCAGCAACGAACCTGTGATGTGCAAGATTTCGTTCGAGTCCAATGAACGGCCTTCGCCTTCATAAGTAAAACGCTTTTGTCCAATAGCGGTGCGATTTACGTTGACCTTCATCGGGTCAAGGGTCATAAGGTTTAGAACGTCGCCTGTGTTTGGGTCACGAAAGACACGCACAAAAGCATTGCCGTCAATAAGCAACGAGATTAGAGCCTGTTGCCAGAACGCCGACGCAGCAAGTTCAAAATCTGGTTGTGTCACCCAAGTTGGCTTAGGTCGGTAAGGGAACGTTACGCCGTCTTTTTTGATAAACGCATCAACAGGCAAAGTTGAAATCGTGTCAGCAATCAAAGTGACACACGCCCAAACAGCGTTTATTGTTGTCGCTGACTGCTCGTCAATCATCGTGTCAGCTTGTGTTGAGAAAGCGGTTAGATCGCCACCCGAACCCCAAATCGACTGAAATGAAATAGCACGTTCTTCGCCGCCCTGATTCAACAAACGATTCAGCATTATTTACTTCTTTCTGCGGCCAAACCAAAAACTACTAAACCAATACCAGCCAAAATGAAACCCGCCGGAACCCAAATCAAAAAACCGCCAATAACAATCGACGCAACGCCAACGGCTTGCAGGATAGTTGCGAACAAGCAAACTCCTTAGAATGAAAAAAACTCTGGCACAACGGCTTCTTCAATGTTACCAGCCCTTGTTGCTCTGTCGAAAGCGATGATAAAAGCGATAGCGTTGTCAATCTTGCGCTTAGACGTGTTCGACTCTTTTGTTACACGCACACCTCGAGCGTCAGACTTCAAAACACAGTTGTCCAAGTGTCTAGACAGCGCAGCGTTGCCGTCGTGAATCAGTTTTTTCTCGACCACAGCATCAAACACTTTTTGAGTGGCTGGAATCATATATTTGAGATAGCCGGTGTTGTATTCGACAATCGGCAAACCCTGTTCCTGTAACGCTTCCATAGTTCTAGCCCACCGAAAAGGGTCACAAGCAATCTCACGAACCAACGGATACTTTTTTACCCAATCAAACAAGGTCGCTTCAACATCAGCAATCGGCACACGCCAAGACTCATCATCAACGCCCCAGTTCTTTTCCCAAGTTGCTACAAGCTTGACTTTAGGCAGTTCATCATCTTTCGGGATAGTGACCGCACAAATCGCCGTAGAGTCACCCGAAAACGAACCATCAAAACCCAAAACGTATTCGTCATCAGGATTCCATTCAAACTCTTCGCCCAACTGATCCCACACACCATTCGGCAACCAAGCCGTAGTCGAAGACACCCATTGGTTTAGTCGCTTAGTGCGAAACTCTGCCTCTGGTGTTCGTTTAGCAGCCGACGCAAAATCGGACTCAGCCACAAGGTCATTGAAACCAGGATTAGCGATGGCCCACGCTTCAGGCGACAAATGGTCAAGGTCTGCCGGTGCTTCCCACCAAGCCATAAAAAACGACGGGTCAATGATTTCACCACGAGCAACCTTTTGCCCGTATTGGTAAAGCGTATAAGCGATAGAGTCGCCACCAGTTGAGTCAGATTTCTTGCCAGCCGTCGTGATAGCCAAAAGTTGTGCAATGTTTCCTCTGTTACCCATAGCCAACGAAAACACGTCAAACAAGTCACGAGTCTGGTGAGCGTGCAACTCGTCAATGATTATTCGGCTAGGGTTTAAGCCTTCTTCTGAATACGCTTCAGCCGAAACAACTTTCATCACAGACTTAGAGCCAGGCACATAAATCGAATCTTTATACACCTGCACGATTTCGCTAAGTTCGCTCGACTCAATCATTCGTTTAGCCTCACCAAAGACAATGCGAGCCTGTTCTTTTTNAGCTGCGGCAACCACAACTTCGGCACCCTCAACACCTTCAGCAATCAGCGAATAAAGCGCAAACGCAGCAGACGACAACGCCGACTTNCCATTCTTTCGTGGCATACCGATAAAAGCCGTCTGATGAACAAACCCACCCTCAGNNTCACGAGCATAAACGTGATTCAAAAGTTGCCTCTGCCAATCCCGAAGTTTCAGCGCAGACCCAGCCCGACCAGCAATGCCATCTTTACCAATCGAGCCAAAGGATTCAGCAAAGTCAGCCGCATAACGCCCATCAGAATCCTTTAGGGCTTGCTCGCTTACAGGTGTCAGCCATCTAGGCGGCCAACTACTCACCCTTTGCCTTCCGTTCCAGCAACGCTTCCAACTTGCTCTTAGTCTTGATAGAAACCAAACCAAGTCGAGTCCGGTCAGCAGGAGTAAAGCCCAACAAAGACAAGTTAGCCGTAATCAAACGCTCAAGGTCATTCAGTTGTTTGAACATATGCCACTCTTCGGGTTTATCAGCAATCATCTGCTCAATCACAACTTTTCGGTCAAGCTGCTCACACACCATCTGCAACAACTGAACATCAGTCTGCGACGACACCCACAACTCGCCAGCATTGAACACAGAATCCCAAAGTTGTTTACCAGCCCACTCTAAAGGTCGCAACGGATCAACACGGCCATAAGCAACCGGCTTGACATTGCTAGAAACCTTGATTTTGTGTTGACCAGGATTGCCCTGCAACACTTTCAATTCGGCTGGTTTAGGTGGATTAGCCATAGTCAATAAACCTCTCGTGTCTATGCGCTTTCTAGGCTATCGCAAAACTTCCCAACTTCCGAACGGTGCGAACAGG